TTCCAGATGACAAAACGACATCTGTGTAAAGCTTGAACGTTGCTCCAACCTGCTTGCGCTGAATAACGTCCTCAATCAATCGGTTGCCAATTGTGGTGTCATCATCAGTGAAGTACACAGTGGCTGAACCTGTTCCATCCGCAAAACCAGTGATAAAGGTTCGGAACGGTGCGTTTTGACCAAGTGTTCCGCCAATTGTGGTGGTGTCCAACTCTTCTCTGTTTACCTCAAATGACCACTGACGACAGTCGCCAACAGACTGAAACTCTGCAAACTTAATTGTGAACGGAGTTGATCCATCAGTGCCGTCATTGGACAACGCCAATTCACTGCCGCCAGCCGTCGCAGCAAAAGTGGCAATGCCAGTTGATGCGGTGTAAGTCCTGATAAAAACTGGAGTGTTTGCCGCCAAGCCACCTGGCAAAGTGCCTCCGGTGCCGGTGCCAAAAGAAACTTTATCGTCAACTTTAAAGTTGAGGAAAGTTCCAACGTTGATGTTGTTGCTGCCGCTGGTGACCTCTGCAGCTTTAAAAGTGCTGTCAGTGCCAGCAGGCTTGTAGTAAAGGGCGCCGGCAGTACCGGACAAAACAGTAGCCATGGTGATGAACGGTAACGGCTTTCACCAGTTTATTGTAAGTAGGCGTCGAAGGTCACGCTTAGCTGCGTTTGAAAGTAAGCCTCTGGCGCTGCAGGCTGAATAACCGTGGGGCCTGAAGCCGCATCAAACGTGATGTTGCTAACGGTGACGCGATCAAACAGGTCTTTTACGCGCTCAGCAATTGTGTAATTAGCGCCAGTGCCAACACCAATTGCGGTAAAGATGTTGACAACAACAACGCCGGTTTGACGGTTAAAGCCTGTTGTTGGGGCCTGCAATGTGAAATACTCGTTTTCATTGAA